TCATGACAGTGTTACTAAACGATTATCATTATTGGAACGGAAACTTTGGATTGGCATCGGAGCACTGGGAGGAATTCTAATTCTGACCAATCCCCAAGCAATTAAAACCCTGAAACCCTTGTTATCCTCTACTGAAGGTGCTATGATGGCACCAGCAGTTACTTTCGTGCATGGATCATATTGATTCCAAGTTCATTGGACTCGTATCTTCAAAATTAGAAAAGTTCAAGAGAGTAAAGGCAAATCTCTATAACTTTCGTTGCCCTATTTGTGGCGACTCTAAGAAAAATAGAAGTAAGACGAGGGGTTACATCTATGCTGTAAAAGCAAACACTAATTTTAAGTGCCATAATTGTGGTTCTTCAATGTCTCTTAATAACTTTTTGAAGCAGGTAGATCCTGTTATTCAAAAACAATATACTATGGAGAAGTTTAAGAGTGGTCATACTGGTAGAAACTTTGTTATCGATGAACCTGAATTTAAATTCGAGTCACCTAAATTCAAAAGAAAACTAAAACTTCCTAAAGCATCAGAACATCCTAAACCTGCTGGATACTTGACTGCGAGGAAACTTAATCCTGCAGATTTTTATTATGCTGAAAGATTTAAGAAGTTTGTAAACACTCTCAAACAAACTTTTGAAGATACAAAATATGATGAAGAGAGAATTATTATTCCTCTTTATTATGAAAAGAACTTAATTGGACTACAAGGAAGATCTCTAGGTCCGAGTAAGGTTAAATACATCACGGTAATGCTTAACGATGACGCACCAAAAATCTACGGACTTGATAACATCAGAAAGGATGCTCCAGTCTATATCACAGAAGGACCTTTTGACAGCACGTTCATTCGCAACTCGATTGCTATGTGCGGAGCTGATGCTAATGTTGATCGTTGGGGGATCAGCAATCCTGTTTGGATATATGATAACGAACCCAGGAACATTGAAATCGTCCGGCGAATTGGAAACACTATCGATAGTGGCGACTCCATAGTCATCTGGCCAGAAAGCATAGATGATAAGGATATAAATGATATGGTGATGTCTGGACTGGATGTGCAGTCTGTGATAGAATCAAACACATATTCTGGATTAGAAGCAAAACTTAAATTCAATACCTGGAAGAAAATATGAGCAACGGCACCAAGGTTAAAAAGAGAGACGGTCGAATTGAGTCTCTTGACTTAGATAAAATGCATATCATGGTCGAAGAGGCATGTGAGGGACTCGCAGGAGTGTCTGCAAGTCAAGTTGAGATGAAGTCAGGTATCCAGTTTTATGATGGCATTACTACGGGAGAAATTCAAGAAATCTTGATTCGCTCTGCTTCTGACCTGATTGATCTAGATCACCCCAACTATCAATTTGTTGCTGCAAGATTGCTTTTGTTCGCTTTGCGTAAGCAACTCTATGGTAAGATGAGAGAACTTCCTCATCTTGAACATCACATTTATGCATGTGTTAATCAAGAAGTTTACGATAAAGAAATTTTCGATAAGTATTCTAAAGAAGAAATTGAAAAGGCAAACGCATTCATAGATCATGATCGAGATATGATGTTTACCTATGCTGGTCTGCGACAGGTTGCAGATAAATACCTAGTGCAAGATAGAAGCAATGGTGGAGTTTATGAAACTCCTCAGTTCATGTATATCATGATTGCTCTCACCATTTTCCAAGAATATCCTAAAGATACTAGGATGTCATACGTCAAGAGGTACTATGATGCAATCTCCAAACACAGACTCAACATCCCAACGCCAATCATGGCAGGGGTCAGAACCCCATTGCGTCAGTTTGCGAGTTGTGTTCTCGTTGATGTTGATGACACCCTCGATTCTATCTTTAGCAGTGACATGGCTATTGGTAAATATGTTGCACAACGTGCAGGAATCGGCATCAACGCAGGTCGAATCCGTGGCATCAACGCTAAAATCAGAGGCGGAGAGGTACAACACACAGGCGTGGTCCCCTTCCTTAAAAAGTTTGAATCAACTGTACGATGCTGCACTCAAAACGGCATCAGAGGTGGTTCTGCTACAGTTCACTTTCCTATCTGGCACCAAGAAATAGAGGACATTATTGTTCTTAAAAACAACAAGGGTACAGAAGATAATCGGGTACGCAAACTTGACTACTCAATCCAAATTTCAAAACTTTTCTACGAACGTTTCATTCAGGATGGAGAGATTAGCCTCTTCTCACCGCATGACGTACCAGGTTTGTATGATGCTTTTGGTACTGATTCATTTGACGATCTCTATGTACGCTATGAATCAGATGAGTTTACTCCAAGAAAGACTATCGGGGCACAGAAACTAATTCTTGATTTGTTGAAGGAGAGAGCAGAGACCGGTCGTTTGTATATCATGAACATCGACCACTGCAACTCTCATTCGTCCTTTAAGGATAAGGTGAATATGAGTAATCTATGTCAGGAGATCACCCTGCCTACAGATCCTATCAATCATATTGATGATGAAATAGGTGAGATTGCTTTGTGTATTCTTTCTGCTGTTAATGTTGGAAAGGTTACGACCGATAAAGAACTAGAAGATTTGTGTGATCTTTCTGTCCGTGGATTGGAAGAGTTGATTGATTATCAGGAGTATCCTGTAGCGGCAGCAGAACGCGCTACAAAGGCACGTAGATCTCTTGGAGTAGGATTTATTGGTTTAGCACATTACCTTGCCAAACTGGGGTACGCATACGACTCACAAGAGGCATGGGATGCTGTTCATGGATTATCAGAATCCTTCCAATATTATCTTCTCAAATCATCTAATCAAATTGCTAAAGAAAAAGGTTGGTGTGAAAGTTTTGGTCGCACTAAGTACTCTGATGGACTCCTCCCAATTGATACATATAAGAAGGATGTTGATGAAATCTCTAGTCAGGAGTTAGAGCATGATTGGGAGTCTCTTAGGGCATCTATCAATGAGTTCGGTCTACGGCACTCAACATTGTCCGCACAAATGCCATCGGAAAGCAGTTCCGTTGTGTCAAACGCCACAAATGGAATTGAACCACCCAGAGATTATCTGTCCATTAAAAAATCAAAGAAAGGACCTCTTAAGCAGATTGTTCCTCAATTCAATACACTGAAGAATAATTATACTCTTCTATGGGATATGAAGTCCAATCGTGGATACATTAATGTTGTTGCTGTGATGCAGAAATTCTTTGACCAAGCAATTTCTGGTAACTGGAGTTACAATCCAGAACAATATCCTGATAATGAAGTCCCAGTGTCCACCATGGCACAAGACTTTTTGACTACATATAAGTACGGTTGGAAAACCTCCTACTATCAGAATACTCATGATATGAAAAATGATGAGGTAGTAGAAGAACCCAAATCAAATTTAGATAATCTGTTAACCGAACTAGAACAAACCGAGGAGGGAGAGTGTGAATCCTGTGCAGTTTAAGGTGTCATCAGTGGAAGATGTGAAAACTAATGTTAAAGGCATGACAGTCTTTAACACTGAACAAGTTAATACTAAGAAGCAACCGATGTTTTTCGGCAAACCTCTGGGTGTCCAGAGATATGATTCCTACAAATATCCAGTATTTGATAAACTCACCACACAACAACTGGGATACTTCTGGCGTCCAGAAGAAGTTTCACTGCAAAAAGATCGTGGAGATTATCAAACACTTCGCCCTGAACAAAAGCATATCTATACAAGCAACCTCAAGTATCAGATTATGCTTGACTCCATACAAGGGCGTGGTCCTGGGATGGCTTTTATACCTTATTGCAGTCTACCCGAACTAGAGGCATGTATGGAGGTCTGGGGGTTCATGGAGATGATCCACAGTCGTTCCTACACATACATCATCAAGAACGTCTATTCAGACCCATCTGAAGTCTTCGACAAGATTGTTACTGACCCACGTATCCTAGAACGTGCTGCAAGCGTTACAGGGGCATATGATGACTTCATCAATAGTGCCCAAACTTGGGGCAATGGTAATATGTGGCAACAAGATTTTAGAGACTCACCTTCATCCAAATGGGAGATCAAAGATGTCAAACGGAAACTCTACAGAGCAGTTGCAAACGTTAACGTTCTTGAGGGTATTCGGTTTTACGTTAGCTTTGCTTGCAGTTTCGCCTTTGGTGAACTTAAACTCATGGAAGGGTCTGCAAAAATCATCTCCCTCATTGCAAGAGACGAAAATCAACATTTAGCAATCACTCAAAACATTTTGAACAAATGGAGGAGCGGTGATGATCCTGAAATGAGACAAATCATGAAGGAAGAAGAAGAGTGGACTTATAAATTATTTGCTAATGCTGTTAACGAAGAGAAGCGTTGGGCAGATTATCTGTTTAAAGATGGTTCTATGATTGGATTGAATGACAAACTACTCCAACAGTATGTTGAGTGGATTGCAAATCGTCGGTTAGTTGCAATAGGTCTGAAGAGACAGTATGATATTCCTGCTAAGAACAATCCACTCCCCTGGACACAACACTGGATTTCCTCTAAGGGTCTTCAGGTAGCACCACAGGAGACTGAAGTTGAGTCTTATGTTGTTGGTGGGATCAAGCAAGATGTGAAAAAGGACACATTCAGTGGATTCCAACTCTGAAGCGTGCTTAAATAGGGGGGACATGAGATTCCCCCTATGCCTAAGAATGAATTGAAGAAAGAAGAGTTTAAAAATCGTGTACTCAAATTAAAAAATGATGTATACGAAGAACCCGATACAGTATGGCAGGGGGATCGAGATATGGCACATAAATATCTCGACAAGGTGTTAAACATTATTGATGAGTATCGATACTGATTATGAAAATCCATGGATGTATTTGGAGAGACCTTTTACTAGTGACGATGTTCACGACTACTATGGTTTTGTTTATAACATTACCAATCTCACAAACCAACGACAATACATTGGGCGAAAGTATTTTTGGCAGCATAGAACACCAAAAGGAAAGAAACGCAAAGTAAAATCAGAATCAGATTGGAAAAAGTATTATGGGTCTTGTCCAGAACTTAAGGAAGACATTGAACGGTTGGGTAGACAAAATTTTAGTAGAACTATCCTGTCATTACATAAAACACCTGGCAAAACAAACTTCGAAGAAACAAAACAACTCTTCCTCAACGGAGTCCTCACCGAATCCCTTGACACAGGAGGACCTGCATACTACAATGGCAACATACTCAGCAGGTACTTCCGAAAAGACTATTATGGTGGAAACTGAAGAAATTGTATCCGAAGTTCGTGAATGGGCAATTGGTAAAGTTCAAGAGTACAATGACAAAGGTGTAGAACGAATCTATGATTCATTTGCAATCATGGCTGAGTTTGATGAATGGTTTGATCCTAAAGAAGATCTAGAGGTTGTATCACTTGACGAAATTACTAGAGAGCAGTATGATGACTTTGTTGATCACTCAGACGGTATCGAAAGAGCATAATCAACTGCGGTAACCTCCTTGGTAGTTCAGGGTTAGCGGCGATAGGAACTACCACCTGACTCAGTAGCTCAGCTGGATAGAGCAACTGCCTTCTAAGCAGTCGGTCATAGGTTCAAATCCTATCTGAGTCGCTGGGCGTTGGAAGAGACCACCACCACCTTCTCTTTCATGTAAGGCCCACCTATATGCGGAATTAGTTTAGAGGCAAAACTAAAGGTTTCCAACCTTTCGTCACCAGTTCGATTCTGGTATTCCGCTTTCTCCAATTTATTATTATGTCAAAATATGATTTTGGAGGACTTGAAAAACATCCTGCTAACATTCTAAGATTGATTAGTGAGTTAGAAGGGTCTTATCAACTCTGTAAGTGGATGGGATTTGAAGAGGATATGAAAATCCTTGACAAAATGAAAAAACCATATTATAAACTCTATTTCAAAACGAAGAAGGAGTTGGGCGAATAGTTCAGCGGTAGAACACTTGATTTACATTCAAGTT